AGTGCTTATTTAACAGGTAGACGCAGGTATACAAGACCGCAGGGTATATTATGGGCAAACAACCCTGGAACCCTCTCTAATGGCCTATACGTGCCTAATGGCATAGAGGTGGGAGCAGACACAGAAGAAACAGATATCAACCTATTAGACCAGTTTATTATTTTGTCTGATCACAATAGAGGTGATATGCAATTTAATACTCAAAGAATTGAACAACGAACAAGAACAATTAATGGTCGTATGCGTTCATATCATATTGCAGATAAACTAAGCATGTCTGTGTCATGGAATATGATTCCTTCAAGAGGGTATGCAGGATTAGCAAATTTTAATGAAACAACTGGTATAGCACCAAATGAAGGATCTACATCAGAATATACAGCAGACGGTGGTGCTGGTGGAGTAGAAATTCTTGATTGGTATGAAACACATCAAGGACCTTTTTGGATGTACCTTGCTTACGACAAGTATACAAATTTAGAAGGACAGGGATACGAGTATAGTGGTTTGAATAGATATAATCAAATCATTCAAGTTTATTTTGCAGATTTTAATTATTCCGTAGTAAAACGTGGTGCAACAAATCATGATCTTTGGAACATATCGGTAACACTGGAAGAAGTTTAAATGTTTGAAAGTACTGAATTAAAAAATCACTTTGAAACATCTGCAACAATACAGACAGAGTCTTTAGTCCTGGCTGAGTGGAATATGAATATGCCAGATAATATATCTAAACTTGGCAATTATAGGTATAGACCTCAAGAACAAAGTTCTCAATTTTTAACACTAGCAAATACTTTTGATTTAGCAGATACTGGTTTGTTTTATACGGGTGCAACAGATGCAGATGTTGTTGTTGATGGTGGATTTGAAAATAACGGAACACCTCAAGCATTTACCTCAACAAAAGAAAAAATTAAATTATTATATTCTTTAGAGGATTGCATAAAACCTTTTAGACCAAGGTCTGGAATTAATAAAGCAACATTTTTTAATGGTAAGTATTTAGCAAACTCTGGAAAAGATATTGCAAGGCGTCCAAGATATTATATGTCATCTAGATATGACCAATTTAAATATTGGACTTCTTTTAGAACTGAAGGTGGGGTTGAAAGAGGCATTGCTAAAACAATAATTAATGGAAGTTATTATATAGATGATACTGTGCCATTTGTTGTATATAAAAAAAATATTCCAACAAATAGAATTATTATAAAAATGCAAACAAACGTTGGCGATATTAATCTTGGAGATTTTACAGATATTTCTAAAACATTTTCAGATCCACTATATGGTGATGCAAATAAAACAACTCCGACAAGATGGAAAATTCAATATCTTGAAGAAAACAATTGGACCGATGCATATGCTTTTAATGAAAATGATTTACGAGAAAATGGGTCTGCAATTATTTCTAGTGATGGATATGTTGAATTACAATATGGATTAAAAAACATTCCAGATAAATTTAAAAATAATTTTGTTATAGCAGAAACATTTTCTTCTTCAACATTGTTACCAATAGAGTCAGTTGATGGATACGCATATTTGGTTATTGAAAATGAAGGAGAGTCTGGAATATTCTATGTTTGGAATTCAACTACACAAGAATATGAAACGTTTGTTCCATCATATGGTTGGATTTTAGGAAATGAAAAAATTGATAATAAAACAAGTTTTGTAACAGACCTAACGTCACCATTATCTTTTACAGAAACAGTAAATGGAAAAACAGTTTATAGAGAGTTTCAGAATATTCGTGGATTAAGAATTGTCGTAGAAAGAATGAATAAGTTTGACTCTACTTTTGATTTAATTGAAATGTCACCAAGACTTGTTGTCAATATATCTGACAAAGTTATAGAATATAGTGTAAAAAAAATGCTTGCAGATTTGGGAAATTCTTCTTTACCAGTAGGTCAGTTATTGGCCTCAACTGGAAATCTATCTATATTTGATGATGATCAGGCATTTAATGATAATAATACTAATAGCATTGTTAGTGATTATATTCGTAAAAATATAAAATTTAATTTTTATGAAAAAATATTAAATGTAAGCGGATATGATTATTGGGTGCCTATTAAAACTTTATACTCAGATGGTTTTCCACAGGCAAACGTAACTGCTGGAACACTAGATTTATCTTTAAGAGATTTTTATTTCTTTTTAGAATCTATGCCAGCGCCAAGAATGCTGGTTACAGAAGTATCACTTAGTTATGCTATTAGTTTAATTCTTGATTATATTGGATTTAGCAATTATGTTTTTTATAGAAATATAAATGAGCCAGAAGCAGTAATTCCATATTTCTTTATTGCACCAGATCAAACTGTAGCAGAAGTTTTAAATCAATTGGCGGTAGCAACACAAACTGCAATGTTTTTTGATGAATACAATAATTTTATAGTAATGAGCAAAAACTATATGTTGCCAAAAGAAAATGAGAGAAACACCAACCTCACTTTGTCTGGATCAAATAATCAATCTGTTAGTGGAATAATTGAAAATCAAACATCAGGCACTTTGCCTAATATTTTATCAATAGCATCTGAAGATAAAAGAATTTACAATAATGGAAAAATTAATTATACAACTAGATATATTCAAAGATCTTATGGCAATATTCGTCAAGCAAGCATGATTGATCAAGAAAAAACTTGGATATATAAACCAGCACTGCTTTGGGAAGCGTCTGGTACCGATTCAACAAAAACAATTAACGAGGTTGCATCTAAACAATCAAAGTATGTTCTTGGAGCAATGCCAATAAATTCAGATCTATCTAACAATATTCCAACAGTAGTTAATCATCAAATTCAAAATAATGTTATAGACCTTGGAGAAAATGTTTACTGGCTTACTAGATATCAAGGATATTTTTATTCTAATGGAGAAATAATTAGGTATGATGCTGCTCAATTTAATGTTACACTTGCAATTTGGTACCCTATTCAATCAGACGGATCCCTGTTAGATTCTTCACCACAAATTGTTTTGCCTGGAAGATTGGCTCCAACTAGTTTTATTGATAATTTAGATAAAAGAGTTGCAAATGGAGAAATTACAGAAGCGCAAAAAGGCCAAGAAATTCAAGCATGGAGAACTTCTCATAGGCAGGGTAGCAGCAACGTTTGGATTACAAATAATCAAGAATATCAAAATTATTTTAAATCATTACCTTTTAATGGAAAAATATATCCTACAGGACTAGTTAGAATATATACTGTGCCATTTTATGAAACAGTTGACGGAATTACTCGTTTACAAAATGGCTCAGTTTATGAGCATGGACGTGCACAATTTGGAACACAAGTCACATCACATTCTGCAGGTATAAGTTCTTATTGGTCAAATAATAATTATGTAAAAGGCTGTGAAATGAAAACAGAGTATTTATTTACAACTACATTGCTTGAAGATATATCTCCACCATCAACAACAACGGGTGCAGCAGGAATTAGCAACACTAAAGCAAGACAAACATCAAGAAATGGAACTATAAAAAATTTTATGTCTTCAAGTTATTCAACTGAAACACCAGTTAATAACACAATATCAACACAGTCTGGAACAATACAATCATCTGCTTTGGTTATGAATGGGCCATCATTTACAACAACAGAAAAACCAATTGATCTAGTTTCATATGTTTATAAAGAATTAAATAATGCTTATAAACATTTTGGAACTAGAATAAGAATTATTGGTAAAATTGAAAACAATGAAAATCGTAGTCAAACTCCAACAGGAAGCGTAACATACTACCAAGTTGCTGGAGTTAAGCCAGATCAAAACGTAAGCATTGGTGGAGGTTCTGGAGGTTTAGCAGTATTGCTTAATCCACAAACAAATAATGGGTATTATTTTGAAATTGCTGCTTTAACAGAACAAAACATAGAATCATATTTAAAACTAGATAAAGATAATAAGTCTAGTATCTCAATTAATAATGTTGTTTTCTATAAAATTAAAAAGAATTCTTCAAATACAGATGCAATACCCGTAAAACTTTGGGGCGGATTATCAAAAATTATAGTTGATGATGGCAGATTTACGGGACAATACAGGATGACGGGTGAAGAAAACCCAACGGTTTATGACTTGGCTGTAGAATATCAAGATATAGGAAAAATCAGAAGGTTCTTTTTATATATAAATAATCAGTTAGTTCAAGTTGTAGATGATGCAGACCCACTTCCAATTTATAATAATATGGCTCCTTTTGTCCGTGGATCTTCTAGAGTTATGTTTGAAAATATTTATGCATTATCTGAAAATTATTCTCAAAATAGTGTTTTTACTGTTGGAGAAACGCTTTCATCTGCATTTGGAAATAAAGAAATAAGCGCCAGCGAATCTTTTAGAAAATATGCAATGAGCGGAATTGTACAATCAACATATCTTTCTGGAATTAGTTCTCAAGAACCACCAAAATATAATATGTATTTTGAAGAATTTGGTTCAATTATGAGAGAATGCTCTTATTTTGATATTAAATATGATCGTGCATATCCTGCTATTTATGCTCAACTTTCTCCAACTTTTAATAAAATCAAAGGATACGTCACATCTGGATTTTATGCTGATTCTTATGGCGCCGAATTTTTAATTTTTAATGCTACAGATACAGCAATTAGTCTTGATGAAACTAGTGGAAATTATTTAAGAATACAAGGCATTACATTTACTCAAGATACAACTCATGAATTAACAGTTGACGAATATTTTAAAAAGCGTAGTAATTTTTCTAATCCACAACTAACCAGTTCTTCTCAAATTATTTCTCCACTTATTGAAAAAGAAAAATTTGATAATATAAAATTAAGCAGAATGATATATGGTAATAATGAATTTACTCTAGATACACCTTATATCCAAACACACGATGATGCTGAAAATTTAATGGGATGGCTTATAGATAAATTAATGGTACCTAAAAAATCTATTGGAGTAAAAATTTTTACAACTCCAACTATCCAACTTGGAGACATTGTTACAGTTAATTATAAAGATTCTAATAATTTAGATTTAGTAACAAAAGATACCTCTAGGTTTATAGTATATAATATTGACTATACAAGAAGAACAAGTGGTCCTGAAATGACACTTTACTTGGCGGAGGTATAAAATGAGAATTGTAGACTCAGGTAATTCAAAAAATATAAACGCCAATACAAGAGAAGATAGAGTTGTAAAAACATCTAAAAAAGAACCAGAGTTTACTGGTCCTTCAAAGTATAGTCCTTTTGTTCCAACTGAGCCTGTAAAGGCTAAACTACCAACAGTTTCTCCCTATAAACCATCAACATCAAATGGACTATTTGTTGGTCCAATTCCAGCAGGAACAGTTCGCACAGAAACTGGATATGTGCCAGAAGTGACATCAAAGTACTCTCCAGGAGATTTTAGAAAAGCAGAAGAAAAATCTAATGAACCTTTTTATTCATCGCAAGGTGCAGGGGGAGTTTCACTTGTATCAAATAATTTTATATTAGCAGCAACACCACTTACTCCATCGCCAATATCTGCAACAGTTGTATCACCTCCACCACCACCAGTTAAAACTGCAACCACAGACATTGTTTTATTTGATGACGAAGCAACGCCAATAGACACAATGGCAGATTTAATATTTGAAAATATAGGTGGGCAAGAATTGATTAATATAACAAGGTCTGACATAGTTAATGGTCAAAAAATATCTTATCAGCCTATTAAAAATTTATCGTCAATACAACAAAGATATAATCCAAACAACATCCTTAGCCTTCAGCAAACTTCAGATAAATATTTTTCTGGATTTTCAATAAAACTAGAAGACAAGATCCCAAATGAAGGAAATGGACCAAATGGAGAAAATGTTTATATTGAAGAAAACACGGGAGATTTAATTATTGAGTTTATTAATATAAACAATGATGAACAAATTGAGGTACAAATTACCACAGATGGTACAATATATGAAGCAGATCTTGGAGAAATAGCCTCATGATAACTAATACTGGTAAAACCATTATTGCAAAATATTTGCTTGGACAAGCACCAGCATATGCATCTTATCTTGCTATTGGTTGTGGGGCTACACCACTAACTACTGGAGACCCACTTGGAAACTACTCAGCAAAACAAAATTTAGATTTTGAAATGTTTCGTGTTCCAATATCTTCAAGAGGTTTTGTAAATGAGGGTGGGTTAGATAAAATTGTTTTAACTGCAGAATTACCAACAGAAGAAAGATATGAAATTTCTGAAATTGGAATTTATTCTGCTGGATCAAATCCTTCTGCTGGCGCCTATGATAGTAAAACTGTATTTGCTTTTACGCAAACTGAAAACTGGCAACATCATACAGCGGAGGCAGCAGTAGCAATTGACACATTTTCTACTGCATTAGATGCACCAGAGTCTGATAATATTATTGCAATTGCAGATCCTGTATTTCAAACAAATGGAGATAATCCAATATTTTTTAAATCTCCAAGAATTGAAAGATATGAAAGGCCAAGATTTTTAAATAACGTTATTTTAATCCAAGGTGATGATTCTGAGATTACAATTAATGAAGAAAGCGGTTCAGCACAAGATCATTTTGTAATAGAGCCTGGGTCAAACCATATACATCTGACTGGTTCTAATATTGATTTTACAAGAAATTCTCCAATAGATGAGTTACGCTTGGCATTTTCATTAATTAATAAAGATGGAGAATCTGCAACAACTCCAGAAACCGTAAGAGTAATGGTTGAGTTTGCATCAACAGAAACAGAAACTGCAGAATATGCTAGGTTTGAAGCAGAGGTTGTTGATGATAGTAGCGGTGGGGCATATGATTTTTCTACAGAAAGATATTTTGTTGTAACAAAGCAACTTCAAGAATTATATACAAGCGCTAACTTCACATGGAATGCGGTTACAGTTGTAAAAATATATGCCTGTGTTATTGATGCAGGAGTGCCATCTAATAATTATTATGTAGCATTAGACGCAATGAAATTAGAAAATATTGCTACAGTAAACCCACTTTATGGTTTAACTGGATATTCAGTAATTCAGAATGCAGATGCATCAACTATTGTAAAAAGTCCTAACACTAGCAATTATATTGAGTTTAGATTTTCAGTTGGTGTAACGTAATGTCTGATGCAGGAATTAAAAAAATAAGAATAAAACAAACAAACCTTCCTACAGTAAACGTAAATGAAGAAGGGTACGTTTTAAAGTATAGAATAGTTTCTGAAGATAAAAATAGAACATCTCAATGGTCTCCAACATTAATTATTCAACCAAATTATACGTATGTTGCTGGTAATATATCTTTTAATAAATCTGGGCAAGTAGCGACTCTTGCTTGGGATTCTGTTTCAATACAAAAAAGTGGAACTGAAATTAGAAAAGCACATGAATTTGATATTTGGTTAAAATGGGATAGAAGTGATGGAGGAGATTGGATATACAAACAAAGAATTGATGGCGGAAACATTTCTTTTCCAATTCCTAATACGTACACAATAAATGGAATAGTTCAAGTCTCTGCACCAAATAAACTTTCAGCAGAAATATATTTAAAGGGAACCCCAATTACTAGAGACTCTTCTTTTTTATTGGTTTATGAAGATGGTCCACACACGGTTTAATGATATACTTTAATAGGAGGAAATGATGGCTAAAGTACCACTACCAGAAAGAGGGCAGCCCCTTGATGTTACATATTTATATAGTTTAGTTGATGCTGTAAATGATCTTTCTACGCAGGTCGCATCTACAACTACAAATAAAACAGTTATAGATACCGTAAGTGCTGGAAAACAAGAAATTAAAACTTCTAATTCAAGAATAATTGGTGGTTATGTTGAAGTTGCTAATAACTCAACAGTTTCTGCTGGTAATGAAAGAACATTTACCTATGACTTTAAAGATTTTAAGTATCCCCCAATAGTTTCAGCCACACCAGTGAATATTGGCCAAACTCCAGCGGGACAAAATGTAAATGTTATTTTAAAAAGTGTTACAGAAACAAGAGTTGAGGGTATTGTGAGATTTGGGGCTTCAGGTGATCTGTCTTTAGCAGTACATTTAATAATTGTTGGAATTCCAAACTAAAGGATAATTTAATGATTACTTGCACAAAATGCAAGGGTAGAACTTTTGTTGATAGGCAATATAGCAGTATTCAACACATAGAAACTTATTGCGTCGTGTGTGGTTTGAGAAAGTTTTTTCATCCACCAGCAGAAAGTGAAGAGGGAAGATGGTTACTGGCAAAGGAATTATACAGGGCGAAATTTACAATAACGAAACTGTAATAAAAGGAAATCAAAAAATATGGTTTCTAAATAATGACTTAGTAAGGATTCATCATAGTTCACGATCTACTGGAATGGTTTCTTTTTATAATATA